CTCGACCGTATCGACAGCAGTCTTGGTTATGTCGAAGGTAACGTCCAGTGGGTGACCTCTGAGGTTAATATGATGAAACAAGCCTACAGTCAAGAACGCTTCATTGAGGTGTGCAGGGCTGTAGCAGACAAGGTGAAGTGGTAATGCCTATTAAACGATGTGGTAAAGATGGTAAGGGTTACAAGTGGGGTGATAGCGGTAAGTGCTATCCAACCCGTAAGCAAGCCGAAGCACAAGCTAAAGCAGCCTATGCGTCAGGCTACAAAGAGAAGCCAAGAAAGAAAGGTAAGAAGTAATGCCATACAAGAACGGAAAGAAAATGCCTTACGGTAAGAAGGCGACTGCTAAGAAGCCTGTAAAGGTAATGAAGAAAAAGAAACCAATGGGTAAAAAGTAATGGCGAAGCCAGTCTGGGAAAAGAAACGTCCCAAGTCCCTAGGTAAATCAAATCCTCTTACGACAGAGCAGAAAGCAAAGGCTAAGGCCCGTGCTAAGAAGGCTGGTCGTAAGTACCCTAACATGATTGATAACATGTGGGCAGCTAAACAATAAAGAAAAACCCCCTTGGATTTCTCCTTGGGGGTTTCTTTGTATCTAGTCTTGTGTGTAGTCGAGTAATTCAGTCAGGTACCACTGTGCTTTCTTTAAGTCTTCTACACCATTCTTGTATCGCCAACGGTGTAGGTACTTAGCAATGTTACCTCGTAGGTATCCAATGTATTCGTCATCATTTAAGAAGTCTTGGATGTACTCAATACATTCAATAGATCCTTGTCCATAGTGGGACGGGTTGTTGACAGGATCGCTAGGTAGTGCACGAGGTGGGTCATCGTACATGTCTACAGTGAAGTCTGGGTAAGGGTACTCAAACACATTAGAGTCACACTCACCACAGAAACCATCGTCATCTAGTAGTCGTTCACACTCAGGGCAGTTAGCCATTATTCTTTCCTTTCAGGTATCGGATACGTAGTGTCTGGTACAGTGTAAGCAAAGGCCACGCTATACAGAAAAGGTATACGTTAATCTCTTCGTATGTAATATTTAACTTAGCTGCAACCCAGTACAGAAATATCACACACGAATCAAAGGTAATGTCAATCCATAAGATTCCACTCTCTGCCATTTATAGTCCTTCCTTCATAAACACTTTCACCCACTGAGCACAGATGTCACTTCGTATAATATCGTCAACATCAAACTCAATGATAGGCACTGGCAACATATGTTTCTTAGCTAAGTGAATAACCTTAGATAAACCATCAGCTTCTTTCAAGTCTGACTGTTGGATGTCACCATTAAGTACAATAGTAGTACCTTCACCTACCCGTGTCAAGAGCATTTTAAGTTCATGTGTAGTTATATTCTGTGTTTCATCTACAATAATGAACGCATTGTCGAAGCTACGTCCACGCATCAGGGCCAGAGGTGCCATCTCAATGTTACCATTCTTGATGCCTGTCTCTACAGTGCCCTTGCCTAGGTGTTTCTCTAAGACATCCAGCACAGGCAGTGCCCACGGCATGGTCTTCTCCTGTAGGTCACCCTTCAGGAAACCTAGTTCCTTACCTACGGCAACGTGAGGTCTTGTGATAACGATTTTATCAATCGCTTTCGTCGTGTAGAGGTCGGCAGCATAAGTCGCAGTAACATACGTTTTCCCAGTACCCGCAGGGCCAAGGATAAAGACTTGCTGATACTCCTTGAGGGCATCTATAAGATCCTTCTGTTTGTCTGTCTTGGCTATAAGACCTGAGGTCTTCTTGTTTGTAGCCCCTTTGTAGTTTGTTTTTCTACGGGTCTTGGTAGGCTTGGTGGGGAAGTCTTCCATTAACATTCCTTACGGTCACTTGTCTCTAGATGTTCCTTCAGTTCTTTGTAGCCACCAATGTACTCGCCACTGGGTGAGAAGATCTGAGGTACAGTAGTGTGACCTGCTTGTTTGATTAGAGTTAAGATCCACTTACTGCTACCCGTCTGCACGTTATACTCTGTAAAGGGATACCCCTTACTACGAAGCATAGCCTTAGCTGTGTCGCAGAAGTTACACTGGTTTCTACTGATTATCACCCACATGTTTTCTCCATTTCAGTTCGTGGATTAACTTTGTTTGTTCGTAGTCAGACATTATCATCCAATCACGTATCTCGTCTGCGGTTCTGTAGCACCCTGTGCAGTACCCATCGACTAAACGACAGACCTTTACACAGGGTGACTCTTGAGAACCTACGTTAGGTCTACGATTTCGCATGAGTCGCCAGAACAGGCTAGTGTCTGCATACCAGAGGTGTTGTCTTCTGCCTCGTAGTCTTTCAACTTAGCCCAGTCGATAGTCTTAGGCATCACAGAGAGCAGTGTTTCGTAGTCTGACTTACCTACTTCTTGGTACGGTGCCTGTTGGTAAGTGTGTTCATTGTAGGGTAGGAACGACACACCAGACATCTCATCGAAGTGTTGGTAGACGAATGCACCTACCTCAAACCACTCATCCTTCTTGACGTTGATAGTCACAGATGGTTTATGTTCACACCAATGACGTTGGTACGCTAACCACATATCTAACTGTTGAATAGCTGACAGGTCAGATGTAACTACAGCATTATCAGGTGACTTCACAGGGAAGCTAAACACTGTAGTCTGTTCAGGCTTGAAAGCATCAGGCTCGTTAGGGATACCTTGGTCAATCATGAACTTAGTCAACGGATCTTTATTGTCCCCACGTACTGTACGAATATAATAAGGTGAGTGACGAGCATGAATACCGCTAGCAGAATCAACAAGCTGGGAGACAGTGCCAGAAGGTTTGACACAAGTGATAGCAGCAGCAACAGGGATACCAAGGCGTTCAGCCCATTCAGCATTAGTAGAAACAGCGACATTTTTAAGGTGCTCCAATGTTTTATCTAATGCCACATTCTTAGTGGTCATTAGAGGGTTGTCCATAATACCTGTCAGAGACACTCCGAGCAGACGTTCTTCTTCTGTGTTCTTCTGCCACACCTTTCGCAGGTATGGGAACTTGGTGTATGTTGACTGGATAGTTCCCAGAATAGTTGCCAGACGGACCTTTCGTTCAAGATCCTCAATAGTATCCGTAGCACGAACAACACACTCCGTTAGGTTGCAGAATTGATAAGGGCGTAGGATGATCTCAGAACATGGATTGGTTCCGAAGTCATAGCCTGTGTCACGCCGCCCGTTCTTAGCTGCCTGTTTGACTGATGCCTGACGGTTGAAGATACCACGTTCACCTGAGCCTGACTCAACCAATGCCATCCACTCACGCATAAAGGACATGCTGTCTGGCTTCTCTGTGTAGGACACACTGTTGTTAGCTAGTGCACGTTGTGGATTATTCTCCCACCACTGTCCTGACTTAGCGTGACGCATACGGTCATCACTCAGGTTAGATAGACTGATCATAGCTGAACGGCGTACACCACCTACAACAACAACCTCACCAATCTTACACATCAAGTCATGGCATTCAATGCTTGACAGTTTACGTCCCTGTGCATCCTTGAAGATCTTAACTGTAAAGTTAAACAGATCTACCAGAGGGGCAGGGCCACTAGCACGTCCACCGAATGTCTTTAGTCGGGCACCTGCAGGGCGTACCTTACTGACATCCCACTTAGGGATCTCACCACTATAGAGGAGTGCAATCACTTGACGCAGAGCCTTAGCCCAACCTTCTTTACTGTCCTTCACGACGACTGTGGTATCACTCTCGAACAACTCTGGTACTTCTGGCAACTTGCTGACGAACTGTCGCTCGACACTGAAGCCAACACCTGTCCCACAGAGCAGGATGAACATTGCCTCATCGAAAGACTTAGGATCGTCTACGGGTAGGTACGAACAGTTATATCCCGCTGTGTTGTCACGCTCTAGTGCAGGGCCAGCAGTCATCATTGCTCGCATGGAAGGCATAACCTCTAGGTTAAGGATAGCCTCTTCGATCTCATTCTCTGTAGTCTGGTCAACCTTGGTGTGGACTAGGTTACTGATGTAGCGACTGACTGTCTCTGTCCATGTCTCTCGTCGCCCCTCTTCTTCTAGCCATCGTGCATACCGTGATGTATGGATGAAGGCTTGGTAGTCTGTTGGTAAATAGTTATTGTTCATCTTTATTCTTACCTCGTTTTTCTAAGTCATCTTTCATCCAGACCAGCCGATCAATGTCGCATCGGTTAATCCCAATGTCTTTTAGTTCTAAGTCTGATAGCATGTTTAGTTCTTTAATCACTCGACGGTGCGCTCGCCATGTCTGTACATACTTCAGGAATCGCCATACCCAGTTCATCGTTTGTCTCCATTACCGCCAAGTGTTCCCCGTGCCTTACGTCCGTATAGTTTCTCTAGGTTCTGCAAGGCTAGGTCATTTAAGTCTACGTTCAGATCACGACACAGTGCAGCAATGTACCACAACACATCACCGATCTCATCTGCAATAGCCTGTCGATTAAAGTCACCATCTCGTAGCATCTTCTTAACCTTGTTGGCTACCTCACCTGCTTCACCAGCTAGGCCAAGGGCAGGGTACAGGATCTGGTGAGTGCTCTTGTAGATGGCAGTCTTCTGGGCTAGCTTCTGGTACTCATTCATACTCATAGGCTTGGTCTTGTACATCTCGTTGTAGTACTCCCAAGCCTCTAAGTCAGTCTCGTTAATCATACTCTTCATCCTCTTCTAACATATCAATAGGCATATCCTGAAAGAAATAATCTTCTAGGTCTATGTCACCTCGTTCAATTAACAACTCAAGAATCTCATTCTCAGGTATGTCATTCATCTCTAGTAATTTAGCTAGTCCGTAGCTGTCTATTAACAGATCAAGCTGACCCTTGTAATCAAACATTATCTCCCCCGTAGAGTTTCTTGAGTGTTTCTATTGACACAAACTCAGGTTCATAAACACCATTCTCTAGTTCACGTTTCACTACAACACCTTTCCACCATTCCTTATTCGACTGACCAGCCCACGTTTCCTCTGCCCCTTTGTAGCATCCTGCGACAAGCCCGATAATCGAGTTAGGATGAGCAGAGTCTTTAAA